CCCACAGAAGTGGTCAAGTACGATCTCAAAACTGGCACCACAACAACCACACATCATGACCCTGCACAACGCATCTCCGGAGTACCAGACTTCCGCGGAGGCAGCCAAGTGGTACCATACGGCAACAACTACATAGCCTTGATACACGAAGTGAACCTGTTCAAGAGCGAAGCCGGCGAAAAAGATGCCACTTACAAACACAGATTCCTCATGTGGGATCGCGACTGGCGCATGCTGGCCTACACAGATGCATTTAGCTTGATGAAAGCAGACATTGAATTCTGCACTGGTGCTGCTTGGTATAAGAACGAACTGTTGCTGACATTTGGATTCCAAGACAATGCTGCATTCATACTAAAGATGCCACGAGCATGTGTGGATCAGTTCTTGGCTGAAGCCAATCGTATTCCGGTTGTGCCTACCATGACCACACCGGACGGTGTAGAGCATGAGTTTGACTGGGGCGCGGCAGCCAACAATGCTTGGTTCCATGCCACTGTGAAAAAAGAGATCTTTGCCGACAACACATATCAGAGATTTTTTGAAGTAAAGCCTGGAGATGTGGTCATGGATATTGGTGCCAGTGCTGGCCCATTTGTGTGGAGCATAGTTCCACAACAACCCAGCCGAGTGATCTGTCTTGAACCACACAAACAACTGTATCCTACACTGGTAAAAAATGTCAGCCGGACCGGCCTAGATGTCACGACCATAAACCGGGCCCTGGGTCATTCAGATGGATTAAATTATCTAGCAGGGTTGTATGATGAAAACAAAACAGCACACAGCGATGGCACCGATGGCACGGTATTAGAAACCATCAAGTTTAGCACACTGGTACAACAACAGAAACTCACGCAAATAGATTTTCTCAAGATGGACTGTGAAGGCGGCGAATATGACTTTTTCAACGATGAAAATCATGATTGGATCATGAACAATGTGCGTAAGATAGCCATGGAGATACATCTGGCTACTCCGGCACAGAAAGAAAAATTCCGTCGATTCAGAGATACTTACCTGCGTGAGTTTACTAATTTCCACGCACTCAGTATTGACTATGTTGATATCAAATGGTCTGTGTTTGATGACTGGTTTGTGGATCACTACTCTGCTTTTATGTTGTATATCGACAATCAGATCGCACCGCGAGACAAGAAAAAATGGCAGCACTATCCTGCACCCACTCTGGAGATAACCACAATCATTCCGGAAAAAGGTTGCGTGGTTGATTGTGTATTCTGCCCACAACGCACACTGGAAGAAGTATACAAAGGCACCAGGATCCTAGCGTTGGATGATTACAAAAGCATGATCGACAAAGTGCCCCGAGATGTCAGGATTACCTTTGCTGGCTTCACTGAACCTTGGATGAACAAATACTGCACAGAAATGGTGCTGTACGCACATGATCAAGGCCATCCTGTGAGCGTGTTTACCACCGGCGTGGGCGTGAGCACGGAAGATATGGAAGCCATAGTACACATACCATTTGCTGGCAACCCCAACGGCGGCTTTGTACTGCATTTGCCCGACGCAGAGATGTTGGCACGCCATCCTATCACTCCTGGCTATATCAAGACCCTGGAATGGTTCCGAAACAATCATCACAGGATCAAGAATTTTTCCAAGATGAGCATGGGTGCTGAACTACATCCCAGCATCCGGCATATATTTGACTCTGCACCTAGCTATGCCATGTGGAGCAGAGCTGGCAATCTGTTCCGTGAAGCAGTGGCCAAACCTCAGTTGATCACCTTGAGAGATCGATGGAACGCTATCACACACGAAGGACCAAAGACCTGCGGATGTGTAGAAGGTTTATATCACAATGTGCTGTTGCCCAATGGTGATGTGAGCCTGTGCTGTATGGACTATGGCCTGGATCACATCATTGGCAACCTGCATGAACAGTCATACGAAGATGTGATTCCTCAAGATCAAACCTGCTTCACGCTGTGCAACTCTTGTGAAAATGCCACAGATCCTAAAGAAAAAGTCATAACATTTGTGAAATAACATGAAATATTTACACCCGTACATTGAAAACTCCGAAGATCCTTCTATCAACTTCTTGCTGGCACAAGAATACGAAAACATAGGTCAGACTGGTGCAGCAGTGAGTTTCTATCTACGCACGGCAGAACGCAGCACCACTGACCAACAGCAATACGAAGCGCTCATGCGATGCTGTATCTGTTTGGAAAAACAAAAAACTCGCGACGACACTGAAAAAGGTCTGCTGCTCAAGGCCATCGCATTGATCCCTGCCCGCCCGGAAGCATATTTCTTGTTGAGTAGATTGTATGAAAAACATCGAGAATGGCAGGAAAGTTATACCACAGCAGAGTTAGGGTTGACCTACGGCAACTTTGATCTTACACCCGTGGCCACTGATCAGTATCCGGGCTATTGTGGATTGTTGTTCCAGAAAGGTGTAGCCAGCTGGCATGTGGGACTTGCTGAACAAAGTCGTCAGATCATGGTGTATCTCAGAGACAACTTTGTCATGCATCAGATATACAAAGATGCCATTGAGTACAACTTGAAGATTTGCGGCATGCCAAAATCTCCTTGGGTACAAACAAAGTCAGCACCGGCTGTGCATGTATCGCGCAACAAATCTGATCTGTTTAGTTCACAACCCAGTCCGGGTGTGTGGATCGTGGACAACTTTTATCAGGACCCAGATGCCATCAGAAAAATAGCATTGGAGCAAGAGTACGACCAAGGCGGCATTGGTCGGTATTACATAGGCAACCGTACCCGACAGCAGTTCTTGTTTCCAGGATTGAAAGAAGAATTTGAATACATCATGAATCGCCGGATTGAAAAATGGGAAGAACACGGCATGAATGGCCGATTCCAAGTATGTAAAGAAGGTGAACCCTTGGTGTATCATTGTGATCCACAACGGTGGGCTGGCATGCTGTATCTCACACCCAATGCACCTTATCAGTCGGGCACGTCTACTCATGCACTAAAAGGCACAGATGTGCGGCATCTCAGTCATCCGGACATCAGCAAATGTTTTAGACCCGGCAGTCAGAATCTGGACAGAACCATATTTGAGCCTGTGGACACATTTGGCAATGTGTACAATCGCCTGGTGATCTTTAACGCTGGATACTTGCACTCGGCCACGGACTATTTTGGATACAACAACGACAACTGCCGATTGTGGCAGATGTTTTTCTTTGACTAATTGCAGGTGATTTCTAGACTGGCTATCTTTTTCTGGATAGCATCGAGGTTTACTGTGTTCCGTAGGCCAGGGTGTAAGGGTCTTGGCAATCTTCCACTCTGTATCCACGCATAGCCCACATGTTCGTGATTGAGTTCAGGAATGAATTCATGATCCACTCTGCACCAGAAGGTGTGATATTCAAATCCGCCGTCGGGCGATGTGAACATTTCAATGGGTATCAACTGTTGATACTCGGGCATGCTGCCCAGTTCTTCTGCACATTCGCGTTCTACTGCTGCCATCAATGATTCCGCAGATTCCACTTTGCCGCCGGCCAGGCCCCATGTGTCGGGATATTTCGAATCATTGCGTAGTAGGTACAAGTAACAGCGTGTGTTCACACAATAGAACCACACGCCCACAGCTTTTACAACACAAGAGTCCATTCGCCTCCAGGATAAAGACCGTCTATACTCTTAGCCCACTTATAACCGTCCCAGTAGTATTGGATACCAGTGGTGAGATTTGTTACATATTGAGGACCTGTAGTACCTTGACTGTGGAATGCTATCACCCATCTCGACCCATCAAATTCAATAATATCATTGGCATTGGCGATCAAGGGTTGGTTGTTGACTCCTGTCCATGCTAATGGGTTGCTCGGGTTGCTTGCACTGCCTGTGCTCTCGTTCAGCAAGTATCTCTGTCCGATTATGCTACTGTCCAATCCATCTTGCGGACCAGCAGTCAATGGATTCACCACGGCATCTACGGGTGGCAATGTGTTCTGTGGCATTGTGTCTGGGTTAATATTGTATATCAACAATCGATCATCGGCAGGGTTTACCGCTATGGTTCCCACGACTGGGGATCCGTTGTCAGGATCCCAAGGATCAGCAAGGGTGATATAACTGATTCCTGGTCTCAATACTCCATACATGCCAATCACGCTGGGCCATGTGATCTGAGGATTCTCTGCTACAGGAAATCCAAATGGTTCTAGGCTCAGTCTGTCCGGCTGCACTGGTGGTTGTGTTGATTGTAGCACCTGTAGTTGATTGTCCAGCAGTAGCACTTGATATCCACCGGGTGTGACTTTGATCCTGGTACCTAACAACAAGTCACTATTGCTGATGGCATTTACGGTGTCGCCCTGGGCATCAAAGATGCTGGCAATCACTCGCTCTACCACACCCAGTTTCTTTATCTTGGCCGGCGATGAAATCCAGATGGGCATGCTGAATGTCATGGTCATGAAGTCAATGGGATCGTTAGTGCCTTGAGGAATACTTCTGCTGCTCCATTTCACATTGTCAAGATTACACACACTGAGGCTGGTCCAATCAATATAATTGTCTGTGGCCTGTATTTCTAATGCAGGGTTAAACAATGTGGCAATCTGTTCAAACAACTGCATTTTTTGATTGGTGTTACTGGTCCATATGTCCAAATCTACTGTGAGTTTGTATGGCACAGGCATGAGTCGTTCCACTTGGAATGCATTGCCCTGTGTGGTTTCGTAGCTTTCTGTACCCGTATCCCAAGTGCGTTGGCGCACAAACATCTTGTTCACATGATATGGCTCTTGCATGCGTTCACGATCATAAGTGAGACCAGTAATGTGGAAAGTCATCAAGGGCGTGGCATTTAATGAGTTAGCGGAATTCTGATTCAGTATGGTCTGTGCATTTCTACTGGCATCACCATAGCGTATGGGCACACGCACTAGGTCAGCGGTGCCCTGTTCGTCGCGACCGTATTCAACTTCAAACAAGCTGAACATGCGTGTGAATTGCAATAGATAGCGACGAATTTGTTCGTCATAAAAGAACATTTGACTCATTTAGCTGCTTTTCTGGAAAGGTTGTGTAGGCGGAAACGGATTGGCAGGCAGATTGCCACCCTGATCACCATTGGCAGCATCGGGTAACAAGGCCTCACTGAGACTCTGACGACTAGGTATATTGCCAAGATCCGTGGTATTCACTGTGTATGTATTGTTCACAAAGCTGGAGCGTAAAGTATCGTTGGTTGAACCCGGTGTGAGATTGGTTCGTACCTTGCTCTCAATCTTGATCCAAGTCCTGCCATTGAAACGGAACAATCGATTGGGGAAGTAATCTAATCTCAATGCAAACTGTCCGGCAATGGGATTGGGTGGAAAATTAACACCGGCGGTGACCGGCAAGCCATTGGGCGCAACTCCATCTCCGGTTAGATACCCTGCGGTGTATCCATCGGCATTGGGTGTGATGCCTTGGTTGGCCACGGTGCGATCAGCGGTGGTTATAGTGTAGTCTGCGGTGTAACTGGCAGATTTGGGATTGGCAGGTGTGCCATCCGGATTGGTAGCAAGTATGTAGAACTTCACGACATCAAATCCTGATGTGGGTACTTCTGCTTCGGCCTGAGCAAGTATAGCATCGTTGATCTCCAAGTTTCTTGGTCGTGTGCTTTGCTGATCTTGAATAGTAGTGGGATTGGTAACCAAGGTCCAGTACTCCGTGTTGTTGATATCTGTACCCGGTGGCACATTCTTGTTTGATGTGTAGTACGTATCGCCGTACAGCACCGTGACACCGCCAGGATAGAAATTGCCCGGATCCCAGATGTTGATGGGTTCAAACGGCTGCTTGGTAATCTCATTGAATTCTTGTGAGTTGACCATGGGTGTGGCCTTCACGCGCCACAAGTGAGGTAACCATGTTTGACTAAATCCTTCGCTGGCAAATGCCGCATCCTGTATCACATACCATTTTGGCAATGCTCTGGGTATGGCACTGTCCAAGGGATTGTAGTCTCTGAGATTGGGCAGTTCCAACACATCTCCGTTCATGAGTTTGCGACCCATGGTATCGATCATGTCATTGTAGTGAAATGTGATAAACAAGGTATCGTTGTTCAGGAACAGGCCAAACTGAGTGAGATCAAAGTCAATATCCTGTTGGCGATAAACGCCGCGCATGACATAGATATCGTTGTCGTAGGCTCGATCACGGTTTTCCAACAGCAGCAAATCTTCGATAAACAGCGGGTTTGTTGAGTCGTATTTGGGCAGGGTAGCGTCGTTGTTGCCGGTGTTGTCGTTGGTGAGCGGGCCCAGATATTTGTGCAGATACATGTCCACCCCGCCAACCTGATACATTTCACTAATAGTGCGGTCAAAAAAACGGTAATCTGCGGTGCGATTGGGACGGTATAGACTGAGTCTTGGCATGGTGTTGTATTTATGGGCAGGTTGACCGGAAAGTCTACTTCAGTTATAATACTCACATGAAAGTTCTAAAGCTAGATCGCAGATACAAACCGCATAAAGAGCATGGGTATCAAGCCGGCCTGCGGTTCGAAGGCTACTGGGATGAAAAAGAAAAAATTGCCCAGATCGAACGGATCTGTCAAGCCCGCTTGCAAGGAGCCGGATATTGGGCCTCGGACTCTGACTGGATTGGATATTTTGGAAAACGGAGATTGGGTGAATCCACGCCCTATTACATCA